TTAATCCAAGCCGAGGCTTGCAACGCTCGCGTCCTTGCTTATTTCTTTGTCTCCATTCATGAAATCGGCCCACTCTTTCTCTGTTCTTTCTTTCGATACGTACTGATTAGGGCGATAGTTACCGGTTTCCACTTGGTCATCAATGACACTCTGACGGAGTTCAGCCCATTCTTCCTGCAATTCTTTAATCTGTTCATCTACAGACTTATCCGAGTTGACATCTATACGGGATAGCCACTTTTCCGGTAGCTTAGCTTCTTTAAAAAGGGCGACAGCGGATGACTGTTTCTGCGATGTAGTAACAGAGTTTGCAAGCTTGTTCACCACTCCGGTAAGCTCTGAAATCTGCTTGCCTTGGGCTTCAATAAGAGCTTTTACCGCCGGTGACAAATCATCCGTATTTGTTTCTTCCGGCTTCTTCTGTTCAATGACTTTGCCATCTTTCAGATTATACTGCTTCTCGTAATCTTCGATAGCTTTTTTTGCAGCAGCTTCAGCAGCAGTCTTTGCACTACCTTCAGCCTCTTCAATATCGGGAAGAATATTCTCCTCGAACAGCGCAATGTATGTCTCAAGGTTTTCTTCACTTTCAATATTGAATAACTTTTGAACTTTACCCGCATATTTTTCGGGTATCCCCGCCTTTTTCAGAGCGGCTTTGATAATTGCTAAAATCTTCATAACTTTTTCCTTTAAAATATAAGTGAGTACGATTTTTTCTTCATATTTATATTTTACAATAGATAAATAAGTATTTTTGCTATATGGATAGAATAAATGATAGACATGAGTTTCTGAATTTGTACGCCTCCCAATGCCCAAAGTGTGTACATTTTAATTTGGATAGCTGTACTTGCAATGCGTTCCCTGATGAAATACCCGACAACATTCTTTCCGGAGAAGAAAACCATGACAGTGTATTACCAGGACAAAGAGGAGAAACAGTGTTTGAAGAGGCCTAACCGGTTTTAGCCTTTGAATACATCCAACCGAGTTTTTCGCTCACCCTTTTCCAAAGTATATGAAAATGTGTGGCATTCGCTTGACTCGTAGTCAAAGTGCCTTCATCAATCCTCTTTCCGAATTCTTCATGGAGCTTTTTATTCTCCTCGTTTATAATCGCCATTACTTTGTCACAATCCCCCCACCCTTCATCTGGACGCTTCATAACAAACGTATACATTGGAGTGACGGCACGCATTTCTGATAAATCGTTTCTAACGGCAAAGTTAATATCTGCCGTGCTGAACGAATTACCTATCCTGCCAAGTGAATTTTCTGGATATCCCCACCCTCTCGGATGATTATGGGTTAAAATGCAATCTTTCATTCTTTCGCATTCATCCTTTGTAAACTCAACGCTATATGCTGCACCTCTTTTGTCTATCACGATATCACCATTTCTATTATAGGCTACACCTGTTTCAAATTTTTTATTCATCCGGATTTCGCTCTCTGTCTTTTCGATAGCTTCGTATAGTTTCTTTGTTTTATCATCAATATATTTTGTTACAGGCTCCTCAACTTTAGAATTAGTAAACCATTCCACATTATCCCTAAAAGCATACGATTTCTGCATATACTCATTATCAAGCATGAACTTACGAGCATCAGCAGGTATATCGGTAACAAGTTGCTCTTTCGGTATTTCATCATCGAGCAAAAAGTCAGCAAAATCTTCCGGTTTCTGGAGTATAGGAGTAGCGATGCAGATACAAAACGGATGGAAACCCAAGAACTGAAACCCCTTAGGGTATTTACCTACCATAGCGTCGCATATCTTGCACGGGCCATGATTAGACGGGGAACGGCTTATCTCTATACCAAGGATAAAATCAAGATTCTGCCAACGTTCATAGTCTGCTTTCCTATACGCCACGTTCGTAGTTGTGGCGGCAAGACGCAAAGCGTTCATGCGGGAAGAACGATATACGCCTGAACCAGGATGATACTCTTCCATGGGCTTAGATAATTGCAACTTCCCGTTCTCGTCACGTATACGGCGAAACCTCTTATCCGGTTTATCCAAGATTTGACGAATGTCACTGCTTATCCCTGACGCGCTTCTCCCAGAGGATATACCGCTATCAAGGTAGAACTCAAGGTTGGTTTTCGCCTGATCGGTAATTTTCCAGACCTTCTGTGATACATTCAACCCGTTTGCGTCAACCTCCTTTTGCAGTCCCCTGAACGCTTCCATGTTTTGACGGAACATTCCATCCCTGCGTAGCGAAGAAATAGCCATACCGTCTATGAAACGGGAAACCATATCATCATTCTTTATATTAGCCCCCTTCCAAGCATCAGCCTGAAACTCGGTAATATTCCGATACAGGGAAGCCTGCAATATCAATAAAGCCTTGTCAATAGCTTTCTCTACAGAGGAATTGCGCACCCACACACTATCTCCTCCACGGTCGGTCCATTTACGAAGATGAGGTGAGACAGTGGCGATAAATTGATTGAAAGCCAAACCGACAGCATTCTGCTGCATTAATATCCGCTGTATATGCTGCCGGTCATGAAAAGCGAGTGTATAGGTTTTCATCATTCATTGAATGTTAGTCCGGGCATAAGGTTATTAGCAGCCTCATCTTTCTTGTCCTGCTTCTTTCTCGCAAGCTCTTCCTGCACGTTATCCGTATATGGTGAGTTTTTGATGATTGTTTCCATTGAGTTGAACTGTGAGGCTGTTTCAAGATTCTTCAATTCTTCGGCAACGTCTTCAGGAAGAACAGTGCCAAACTCTACATCGATATAGTTATCTTCAAGCTGCGAGGCATATTTAGTGTGCGAAATATTAATCATACCGGCCTGTATGATAGCAACCGCACGTTGCACGACGGGGCCGAATATTTCCATATTTTCGCTTGCCTTAACTGTAGCCTCAATAGTCATAAACTTACGGGCCACACCGCTAAGATTGCCGATACCCTGAAGATTATTAAACGATAGGTCTGGAGTGGACGATCCGGAATCTATCTCGCTCTTTAGACGATCAAGCTCTTCTTTAATGGAATCGATAGACTGTTGCCATGCGAGATAATCAGCATCGCCATGATACGCCGTACCCGTATCGGGGTCTATCTCCATTGAGAAGTTCAATTCTTTACCTACCGTTTCTTTGCTTGGTAGATTGGCAAGACCATACGTTTTCAATATCGGTTCCGAAAAATAATCGTTCGTATCGGACACACGAGAGAGACGCATCTCGTATTTATCCATAGGATTGGCGATACAATCCCATTCGGGTTCATCTACTTCGGCATATACAACTGGAATCTTCTTAAACAGGTTAGGCTTTTTACTGATATTCCATACTCCGTTATACTTCACGGCAGTATAGATTGTTTCGGCAGTATAGATAGTGATACATTCGCAATTAGAACCGTCAACATCCGCATTGTACTTATGAATGAATCCGTCCATATCATCGCCTTCATCGAAATGCGGATAGAACTCACACGTTTCATTCAAGCTCTTAGGAGTAGATAGTATCTTACATTTAAGAACAGAAACCTTTTTGGCATTACCTGAAATGTCCTTTTCATGCTTTATTATCGGATAGAAAACGATAGCCGCTTTCGTCTCTGACAGTACCTTACGGGCAAACTTGCGAAGTATGGATTGCATCTTGAGCTTGCGGACGAAAACTTTCTTGAACTCATCGAACCCTTCGTTAGGATCTTCCGCAGACAGAGTCATCTCCCCGCCGAACATGAACGCTACAGCGGTACGTACAATACGCTTCGGGATATTAGTAACAACCTTTGCAACTTGAATGGTTTTATCCTCTAATCGGACAGGGTTACCCTCCTTATCGGTTAGTGTATCGGAATATACGGCAATAGTCTTCGGCTGCCTGAATCCTACTGAATCCGGGCGGCGTGTTCGGTCACCGTTATACTCTTCCATATACTCACGAGGATAGCGATTCTCTCTCGTGTCTTTACATAAATCGCTGACGATGGCACTAAAATCGTCTTTTGCTAAAATCTCCTGAATACTCGGCATATATTTTTCTCTTAAAATATATCCAAGCGTGCGTTTTATAACGATGCAGCAAATTACTATCCGCGCCCAACCTTTCGCTTTACGGTCTTAGTCTTCATTCCGATCGACTCCGCAAACTCTGCAAGAATGGTCATACCGTCAGGCGCATCGTCATGTTCATTCCCACCCTCTTTCTTGTACTTGGTAAGAGATTTCATGAAACGGTCATAGTCAGAGCCTTTCTTATATTCCGTTGGAGCAAGGAACACACAGTGCTTCTTTATCCATCCTGCACGCATCAATATACGAGTCTCTTTATTCTGTGTTGTGTGCCGTGCCTGTATCTCGCACTTACTGTTACGCCCTTTCACAGTCTTTCGCACATTGATAGCGAAGATGCGCCCACCGTTGTTCGCTTCAATGCGCATCTGGTCGCACTTATTATCAATGACTGCCTGTGCTACGCGAGGCTCTGTAATCTCTACCGCATCCTTCGTGAAGACAACATCTGTAATGAACAGGCGATCACCGTACACATCCGCGAACGGGGCGCACAAGTCATCGTTTCCTTTGTCGGCAACGTCACAAGCACCAATATTCCCGTCTGGCGTCTTGCCCTTAAGCTCATCGAACTTAAAGTACATTAGTTCCGATTTGGGGAACAGTAGACCGATAGCCTCAATAGGCTCCTGCATGTACTCCGCACACCATATACTGTCATCCGTTTCAAGCCTCAACTCGCGGTAATACTCCGTCGTGTGCACATCCTCACAGAACGACTCATCGTTTTCATCAAGGGCGGCGATACGTATAATCTCATCGTATTTCCCAGCCTCTTCCATACGTCCGAGCACATCCGAAGATGACCAACGAGTACCAATATCGATGCGGCAACAATTCTTTTCCAAACGTGAATCGTGCGTACCCTGCTTCCAACTCCAAACCTTTTCGTTGTTGGTATCTGAAAGAGCATCTTCCAATGACTTATATAAGTCATCAGTCATAGCGAGCATAGACGCACCGAATCCGATAACCGTACCACCAACACCTGCTCCGAAATAACTCACTTGGCGAGCCGCTGTAAGACTCCAACCCTTTACATTCTGTTTGTCTTGGCTTAGCTTTGCATCCGGAAATATCTCCGAGAATCGACACGAGCGGATGATATTACGCGCATCGTATGATAACTTGTTATACAGGGTATCGGAACAACAGTTACGCATCACACTCTCCTCCGGAAAGTGCCCGAGCATCCATGCGATAAATAGAGAAGAGATATACGACTTACCGGCGCGAGGTGGCATGCTGACTGCAAGGCTCCAAGAAAGCCCATCGGAATACTTTTCATGTACGCGCTGATAAGCATCGGCCACCTTTTTAAGGAACAGCCGTTTTGCAAAAAACTTAGGGTCCATATACAAGCAGAAAGCCCAGAATGTTTTCCGGGCTTCTCGCTTACGCAGTATCGTTGCCGCCTCAGCTTTAAGTAACAATATGTCGCGCCTATTCCTCTCCATCTATAATTTTCTGCAACTCCTCGTCCGTCATTGATTCAAGCTGACTCTTTATTCCCACCTCTCCGGATAGCTCCGTATTCTGCTTATTCTTCCAGTTTTCAGGATCTCTATTAGTAAGCGTGAAAATAACGGCTGCAACATTGGGCTGATAATGTTTATCTACGACTGTATGTTCTTTTACTTTTACGATAGGTTTTCCATTTTCATCTTTCTTTCCAGTATCGGCGGTGACGGTTTTCTTTTCCTGTACCGTATAGCCTTTAACGAGCTTCACAAGAGAGCGTTTAGCTTCTGCTACCATCGAAGCATTGAAATCGTCGTTTGCCTTTTTAACGGCGTCCGAAAAGTCCGCTTTCTCTGATAACCAACGATAATACGTATCCTTTGAAATATTTACATTCCTGCATATCTCTTCAATCGTGTAGCTATCTTCACGGATAAATGCGCAAATCCGCTCTACTATTTCTTTATTATAACGAGCCATACGCTTTTTATCGTAAAATATAAAAGGGAAGCCACTTTTCAGCGCATAAAACGAAAGCGAGGACACCCCATTAAAGGAGCATCCCCGCCATCAACAGATCAAAACAGAGTAGCAACTATGGTATAGATACCTCTTCCCCTTCCAGGATATCACTCGTTATGGTATATCCCACGAGCCTGCCAAGTTCCGACTGCAAGCTGTAAATATATTCCTCATGCCGCTTTATCTTTTCGACATACTCCAAATCATCAAGGTCGGTGTGCTCGCACAACTCGCAAAACTCATCCATGCGGTCACGCAGATTCTTTACGTCTTTCATCAACGCGATAGCTGCCTCGCGCTCCTTATTGAAAATATACGGTTTCGGTCTCATAGCTTACCTCCTTTCTGTTCTTGCAATTTCGTTCTAAGCTTCACGCACTCATCCGTCATCTGCTTGATGATATGCTGCTGGTAGATTATCATACCCTCCGTGCGTCCGATGGCACGACCGGCATCGAATGCCGCCTGCTGCTCCGGGTTGGAGTAATTGTCTATTGAAGTTTTATCGTTATTCATAGCCTACCTCCTTCCTGCAATGAGTGTAAATACATCCTACCTTTCTCTGTAAATACCGTGATAGTGTTAGAGCCGGTACGCCCGTCGGAATGCGTGTAATGGTGCGTGCGCGTCTTTGTCAAGTCCTTACCGCAGTATTTTGCCGTAAGCATCCATTGCCCGCTCTGGCGGAACATTACGCCGATAGTCTTTAACTTGAAACAGAGGGCGGTCGCGCAAGTGAAACCAAGCTCTTTCGCTACCTGCGTCATCGTGTAGGTACTGGTAGATTGAAGAACATTGTCGGTGTACTCGGCTTTGGGGGCAAGGGCTTTTACTTCTTCCTGATAGTGGTCGCGCTCGGCTTCCACGATTTGAAGCTGCTGCTTGTGACGTTCAATAGTAGTCTGCGCCACTTGCAACGCCCTTGCCATAATCAGTTCGGGAGTATCCTCTTGTTGGGTAGAGATGTAGCCGCCAGACTGACGAATGGCAGGCAAAACTTCTTCAAATACCCAGCTCTGGAATTTCTCGGCTTCTTTCTTGCGAGATTGAAAAATACAACGATAAAGATTAGGCTCGTCGATGAAAATCGCATGTTGCTTGCCACCATTTGTAGGGACTGCAATAGTATTGCACCCCTTTTCATTTAGCCTCTTTTTCAATTCAGTAACATGAGTGAGACCAAGCGATCTCATCACATCGTTAAGGCAAAACCATATAATACCGTTTAGTGCTTGATGGGTGCGCAACTCCCCGAATTGTGCGCTGTTGAACGCCTGAATGTGCGTCTTCGTGGTTTTGAACATAATTATAAAAATAAGAGGTGCCCGCCTTTCCTGCTGTTCAAACACCACGAGAGTTGTTTTGTGCGCCATTACAGCTAACACACAGGGGTACGGACACCAATAGATAATTTTCTTTTCTGCTGCGACTATATAAAAATAGCCCTCAACTTTTGTTTGAGAGCCTTATACATCGCTCTCATGATGTTTGAACATTGCAAATGTAGCAAGTTCTTTTTATCTTGCAAAACTATTCTAATTATTTTCTCGAAACATAAGAGAAAATACCTCTGTTTTTAGGTCAGTTGAAACTATCATCTTCTTATCAATAGACATCAAGTTATATTTCATAGTGCCGGGTTGAGATACAATAAAGTATCTTTCCAAAGCAAAGTCCAACAAACGGTAATACTCTGTCTTATACCTACGACAATCAATCATAATAGATATTTTATCAAGTTTCTCTGTATCATCAAACAAATAGGCATATATATATTGTACATAATTTTCGGAAGTCCTAAACGAAATACTTCTTCCAGGCTTGCGTTCGAGACTTCCAACTACAATAGGCTCTTTATCGGCCGTCACAATGCGGTTTACTTCATCGTAACCTTTTCCAAACAAAAAATAAGGTTCTCTTATATCGTTTACCGACGTGTTTACTTTTACAGAGCATTTTGCTGATGATTTACCTGCTTTTACTACCACATTTGTTTCACCTTTTACATTTCCGGTAATAAGCCCATTCTCATCAACTTTGGCAATATTCTCGTTTTCAACTTCAAAAACAAGACGATTATTATTCCCTGAAATTTTTAGTTGAAACGTTTCATTATGCAGTAATTCCACTTCGGACTTATTGAGTGTAATTACATCTGAAGTGTCTATCTCGTTCCCTCCACTGCTACATGCAGAAAACACCAATGGCAAAACAACCGCCATTATCACAAATAAAGTCTTTTTCATTCTATTTTTTGTTTTGGAATAAAATATCTCGCCAAAGTTAGCTAAAATTTATCTATCCATTCAACTTTGGGCTAAATTTGAGATGTCAATTCCACGGCTTTTTAATATATACCTACAAAATTATCGTACTGTTTTTTTTGCGAAATAAAAACAGCTTCTTACTTTTGTACATTGTTTAATCTTAAAAATTACAATTATGAAGAAAGTGTTATTTATGCTGATTACACTATTTTGTTTATCGGCTAATGCTCAAGAAAAGAAACAGGAAGAAGCTTCCAAAAGTAAAGCAGTAGAATTATTAAAGAAAGATGGTGTTCTTTTGAAAAAAGATTTTTACGATATCGGAAAAGTTGCTGGTGTTACTTTTCAAAATATAGTAATTACAGATATTTCTGCTGGAACAAAGACCGGTGCTCTTCGCATTGAAACTTCTTATTATTCTTCTTTAGGAACAGACACATATATCGGTACATTGGATTATGATGAGTTAGCAGGTTGTATTAAATCGTTAACTTACATCAAAGATAATATAATCACAACTATACCAGAAAATTACGTTGAATGTGAATATAAAACTAAAGATGGGGTTAGCCTTGGAGCATTTCTAAGCTCAACAAAAAAAGAAAAAACATGGAAGATATATATACAGACAAAAAGTTATACAAACAGGTCACAAAATTTCATGAAATCCGACAATATTATCGAGATAATATCTTTATTAAATCAATCAATGGATAATTTAAAAGCCCATTTATAGTCAATTAAATAGCCGGAGCACTAAACTCTGGCTATTTTTTCAACTAAACATCAACCATAAAACTTTAACCAAGCATGAACAAGTTTATTTTTATTTCTTTATACTCTCCGGAATGATTTTAGGCACAGCGTTATTCCAATTTATGCTATGATGCAATCTTGAATATACCGCTCCCATCGGTCGTATTTTCGTGCATGAAGGCGCATACATAACTGTATAGAAAGACTTAACATAAGTACCGCTATCAAGATATATATCCGTCATACCTCCGTCAGATTGTTGTGTAGTCATTTGATTCAATGACACATGAGGCACTTGGAAGAACAACTCTCCTCTTCCGCCAAGAACGGTATATGTATTCACATCCTCGTTTATCTTTCCGAAGAACTCGAATGGTCTCTCGGTGTCACATATGAAAGAATTCATAGCCTTTCTTTTAAGAATCTCACCGCGCACGATGTTATTACCCTTTCCGCCGACAAAATCGCCCCTCTGTGCAAGAGCTACAGTGATGGCACCAGTACTATTCTTAAAGTCGACCAACGCATCAAAAACCCTGTCGAGATTATAGATACTTCTCTGCTTCATTTCCCCGTCTCTGTTATACGTGTATGAGAACTCCATATAATCATCATCAAGTTCTATGAAGTATCTATATCCCCGTTCTTTTGCGATGTCAAAAGCTGCATTTCTCGCATATATGATGGCCCGGCGGTCGTTAAAATTATCCCCTTCGTCAATTTGTGAAGCCACAGCCTTTTTGTCAAATACATATACATCGTCATACTTCTTCTTGTACTCATCGACGGTCCTATCTTCATTATCAACAACAAGGATAATATCACCGGTATATCCGCACTTTCTCAACGTCTTAACAGTGTAGACCTTATCCGGCCTTCCGTGCGTCAATATTAGAGCCACAAAACAATTATTCCTCATCATCTGCGTGGTCCTCCATGTAAGAATCCAACAATTCTTCCTTCAAACAGACATAGCCAAGCTCTATCGCCTTATTGAAGTCTACGATCACAAGGGCCGAATCTTCCATAAGCTCCTGCAACTGCTTATCCGCATGAGCGTAAAACTCTGCTATCTTTCCGTAATCAAAAACTATATGCCGTGATGCAGCAATGGCAAGGAATGCCTCTATATCACAGCTTACTCCGGATTCTCTTATGCGTTTTAATAATTCATGGTAACGTTCAAGATTACATAGTTCGGACAATTTCGGCTTTTCTCCGGTTGGTGTATATATGGGAGAGACTATTTTCTTCGTGTAAAAGCTTTCATTCTTATTCGCATCGCCATCCGGAGCATCAAGTTGAATATCATCTACCGAAAACTCCCAATCGTGTAATACATCTTCCGAGAAGTTCTCTATCACCAAATCCATATCAAATTCAGACGTATCGGAAGCATGATTGTCGGCAAGAGCAAGCAGCTTACGTCGATTGTCTCCAAGAGCTAAATCTTTTCGCTTTACCACAACAAGCTCTTTGCCATCAGTCTCGATAATGCGGACCGGAATCCCAAGTTCTTGCGCCTGTTCATATACTCCATTACCTGCTATCAAGTAATTATCCTTATCCATGAGGACAGAACGTCCGGCGCCGCAATCTTCAAGGCTCTTGCGAATAACCCTCTTGTTCCGGTCGTTATGGATACGAAAGTTTTTAGGGTCAAATTTTATTTCCTCTTTCATAATTGTTTTTGCCTTAAAATAGAATATCCCCGCTGATTTTCCTTGCTATAAGCTCTTGCACTCCGTTATATGTATCATACAGATCTTTCGAGCTTTCATCACCAGGCCACTCACTGAATACCCCACCATCAAAGAAACGATACTGGAATACACTGCGGGCGAACGGGGAGAGGTCAAGCTCTTCAAATATCTCACGAACGAGCCTCATGCGCCGCAAAGTCTCGCCAGCCACATCTTCCGAATCATCTTCCATGTCTTCAATATCAAGACGTGAATAGTCTGCATTCTCATCCGTGGGTATCGGTTTATACTTGCTACGGTATGGAGAAGTAGGAGAAGTGACATTCAGTTTTATCATTCTCAACACAAAGAAGTCAAGTTCGGTATATCCGTTCTTCTTCGCATTGAGAAGACGGGAAAGAAAACACGGATCTTTATCAAGAAGCGAGCAAAGAACTTCATCCAGAACATCAGAAGCTTCACCCCAAATACCGGCATGTGCGCAATGAAATTCTGCATAATCAAGCCATCGGGCATAACGTTTCGAGATGTAGTTATTTATATCACTATCTGCCATTTTTACGTAATTCCTTTCTGCGTAAATATTCTTCATGAGTAATAGATGTTTTAGCCCATTCCTCACGGTTCTTCTCGTTTTGAATTCGTTCCTGTTCCCTTTCGTACCGCTCAATATCAATCCTTCGCTCACGTAAATATTCCCTGATGGCACTTGCGATCTTCATCGGTCCAATGATACCGTAGAACTCACCATAGTAACCAAGCTTGAAACGCGCAATGAAGTTAGCCACCTCTGCAAGGTTGAGATAGTAATACTCATTCAGTACAAGCGACGTTAATTCCGTCAACTGGTTTTCGGTTATACCACGACCCTGCTCGGCGTAATCATTCAGGCTGCCGATCTGTATTTTCAGCCACTCCAAGGGAGTTTCCTCACCGTATGTGCCGCTTAACAGGCCAAGCGTAGGAATAGCCTCGTTCTTTGCAAGAGCAGCGAAAGAAAGGCCTGTTTTGACAATCTTCGACTGTATGGCCGGGCTATAATCTACAAGCAGCAAGGCTGGGTCAGGATAGCAGCTAAATAATTCCCTCTGCTTCAAGTTCCTTTCTACGTCTCTCCGCTGCTGCACGGATGTTGTCGAGGTTAGCCAATGACTCAGCCTTTCTTTGCTCAGAATCAATCCGCTTTTGTTCGTATCTGTCTTGATATCCATTGTTTCTCACTTTTATAGATTCTCGGTTAGCCCACGTTACAAGACGACGGGAAACATCCCATGTCTTCTCGAGTTCAAACCGCATTTTCGTTTTAGACTTATTCGGCTCGGTCCAGTAGTTATAAAAGGCCCGTATCATTTCCTTACCGTAAACCTCAACAAAGGGAACCAAAGAATCGTAAAAGACTTTTGTACGTTGTTCGAGCGTAGCGGCTTTAGCCGCGACAGAATTTTTTGGAACTACGTTAGTAGTTCTTTTTTCTTCTAAGTCTTTAGTCTTAGTCTTTATATTAAGGCTTACCTCTTTACTTACCTCTTTACTTACCTCTTTACTTACCTCTTTACTTACCTCTTTACTTACCTCAGGTAAGTAATAAATTGGAGATTGCGAACGCCTTTTCCCTGCTTCAAACTCTAATACACCCTTCTGCTGTAATCTACACCTGCAAGCAATTACGGTCTTTTCTGCTATGCCGATTGCGAGGACGATTCTACTGTTGGGATACTCAAATTTATTCGGCCATCCACGAAGATTACACTCATCTAACAGATGAAAGTATAAAGCTATTTCGGATGTGCTAAAACACTCAATTCGATGTATCTTCCAAAAACGGTTTATTAAGTCTATATAGGTCATTATACTATAGCTTTATCGGATTCACGTTCATAGAGGATAGATTCAGATACAATCCTTGGCACTCTATATAAGCGTCGGTAAACAGCTTCCAAAGCAGATGTGAACCATGCTGCGCAAGCGTTGAGTTGATGAATAAATCCTGCTTTCCTAAAGCCTCAGCAAGTGAGCAGCTCGGTCCCGAATCTTCATCATTCAGCTGCGAGAGGTCAAACATCTCATCAACGCATCTTAATCGGCTAACCGTTTCGTACTTCTCAGACTTCGGCTGTTTCATCTCTTGTACTGTTCCAAGAACAACCTGTCCTCTATCTGTCGAGTTACCGAAGTCAAGCCAATACAATTTATCTCTATCGTCATACTGGTTTACATCCGAACGTAATATCTCTCCAATCTCAATACGAGACTTTATATTGTCTACGCATGATATTGTTATATTTGCGTATGAATACAGACCGGAGAACCGTTCAGGTACAGCCTCCCAATCGGATGCAAAGAACCTATTCATACGGGTGATTAAAACATCCGCTTTGTTAAGCCCTTCATCCGACACACTGAATAGCTGTCTACCGATATTGGCTTCGCTTACTTCGTCGGGGTCGAATGCCGTAACATGTAAACCCGGATGCCCCAGAGCACGCAAAGAGCAATCTATCCGCCCAAGACATGACAGTACCATCGAGCCGGTGCCGCCGCACCCTATCAGATTAACCGTAATAGGGTGGGTAGGGGATAGTAGGTATTTATGGGTGAAGTGTACTCGTTTCATCTTATTTTTTTTAATTCTTCAATTAATATATCTGCTATCTGTACACAGCTCCGAGTGTATGATTGTATGCTGACACCTTCCATTGGTGTTGCAAATGAAGCTGCCAACACATCTTTTGCAATCTCATATCTTCGCTGCTCCCAATCTATTTCTGAACGTGCAGGCTTTTTACCGCATTCTACACGTAGTTTGGCTTTATCCACTATTTTCCAGTCATAAGTACTCCCACTGTAAACATCGGAGTGTTTGTTGCTATTACGCTTTGCTCTGAAAAACCATGTATCTACAATGTCCTGTCCGCGATAAATATTTCTGTGCCACGCAGAAACAACTTTCAAAACCTCCCCAACATTCATTTTAGCATTAGGGTGTTTAATTTCTGTGATTTCTATATAATCACCGGCTTTTATTGGTATGTTTGTTTTCATTATTCTTTATCGTAACATTATCGTCTTCGTCAATTTCAAAACATTTCGGGCAATAGCATTTGCCATCTTCAATTAGCCAATAGTCTTCTTGCGCTTCTTCCTTAGCCGAATTTTTATCAACCCATAGAGAAAAACCGGAGTGCTCATTTTTATATATATCTCCGCATACATCGCACTGTATTCCGTATGCTGTTTCTTCAAATACTGCCATAACTCTTTTTATTATTTCAATAAGTCTTCAAGTTTAACCTTAACCGGTACAAGTTCCTCTTCCGGGAATCTGCATCCGGTCTTAATACAATTCTTCGTTATCACGGAAAGGTTTCCTTTTACCGGATTATCCCCTCCGAGATGAGAGAAAGCCGAGTTCCAAAACAACTCCTCATAATAGGCAATGATAGCCTCATAAGTCATTTCTTTAGGAGCCTCAGCCTTAGCGCTTCCCAGACATACATAGTCAGGATATACGTTGAAAAACGGAGCACGATATAGTTTGCCGGGCTTTCTCCCTTTGTAGGCATACATTGACAGGCCACCGTTTTTAAGAACCCACACCAAACCGGGAACCCACATTTCGCCATCCTCTATGCCAAGGTTTTTAGAGAAATACAATCTATGTTTTTCCGGTTTTTTGTACCAAACATACTTCTCATGTCCGGCTCTTGAATCGGCATATAAAAGACATTCAGGAATACGACCGTGAACAAGCTCCACACCATCAGACTTGGCCAGTGTGTCCATAATATCTGCAATCTTCTTTTCCGTAAGCGGTACGCCGGCACACATGCGGCCTTCACGTATTTCCCTTTCTTCAAGATAATAGTGATTATCATTACTATTGTACACGATTATTGCCATTTTAGGCGTCAATCGCTGTGTAAATGAATCATTTATCTGTCCCATATTCTTCTAATAGATTTAGAAATTTCATAAACCACTTCTCAAACATTTCAGGAAATGGATTCTTTACAAATACGAAAGATGTTTCAGGGGACAAGGCTACACTTTCAGTCACCCCATAACAGTAAACTTCCCTAATAAGGCAATTAATATACTCCCCGACCATTTGCGTAACATGGTCGTTTAAATCCCAGCATATCGCATAGTTGCGGTTAATATCGAAAGGCTCGTAATCATAGCATCCGTTTAACACGTCACAATCGTTCATGTCCGGATTGTAGTTGAATGAAGTAATACAGCCGGATGATAGAATGGAAACTCCGTCCTCCATGAAGGAAATCAATTCAAGGTCCTTCCCACTACATGAACTCTTTAACGCTCGCAATGATTCAAGAATCTCCTTATCACTCTTCATAGAGGATGCTATGCGGGAAAACCATTGGCTATATTCACCATCTCGATAGCTTTTTCTAACTTCCTTTGCGGACTCCGAATATTCAGAGTCTTCGTAATCATCAAAAAATTCTTTATGCTCTTCACATATATGATAGTAAAAGTCCTCATGTTCCATGGGAAGACATATCCCCTGACTACGGGCATAGAACCCTACGAAATCAACAAATACATCAGCCAAAGGAGACGACATCCTCTTTACCGATGAAATGGGAAGAAAGACAAATGATAAATCGAAAACCTTATAAGACCTTACTATATGAACGCTCAATATATCGCCATTCAGTTCAAGATTGGAATACACGCCTCTTTCTTTTATAGCTTCATCAAGTTCAATTAGCGCAAGATTGATATCATGTACAAACTTTCCGGTAGGTTTAGTCTTCATATCAACTCCAAGCAAACTCAGGTATTGACGAATGGAAGAAAATATATTGTCTATACTTTTCTCTTTATCAATCCGTCTGTCAATGTCAACGTCCAAATCAAACTCCAAGGGGATATCAATAAACCGTTCTTTCAGAAAATCATTGGCTGGGCATCCGGATTCGGGGCACGCCTTTTCACGCGCTCCCTTACTCCGTATCTGATTCTCCCTGTTGACGTTTGCATCAGCACTCGCCCCATGGTATTGTGAAATTCCCGTATGTTTCTTTTTTTCTCGCATGATTTCTTCTTCATCCTTTCGTACCTACGGTTGTCTTGAATGTATATACTGCCTTATCGTCCTCTATCTCGGGTCCGTGAACATTACTTGTTGTAAGTTCCGGATAAGTGTTTGCATAAAAGTTCATCACTTCATCGGGAGACATGCTACTGTCGGGGTCCGACAACTCTCTATCTCCATACTTAAAAACACGGTCTAATCCTTTTACTGTAATAGCCATAGTTATTCCTCCTCTTCTTCTGAATATTCGTTATCATCTGATTCATCTTCTCCATAGTGTGTCTCTTCTTCAGGTGGAAGAGGAACGTTGCCAAATAAACTACCGACATTCATCTTCGCCTGCAACCGTTGGATACGCCCGGATATTGCTGAATGGTTACCGGAAGCGTACTTATCCGCCTCCTGTAATGCTTTGATGGCTTCGGTAATATTTCCGGCTTTCTCTGCGCCATTTGCCTTTTCGGTGAATTCTTTATATTTATCCTTACGCTCTTTTTCTTCTTTTTCTTTACGCTCTTTTTCTTTCTTGGCGGCTTTACTATTTGCTTCGGCAGCCTCAATCCCTTTTTCAAACTCGCGCATATTTGTCAATATGCCGGTAGCCTGTTGTATGGGAGTTATTATAGCGTTGATAAATCCATCTTCCAACTCTTCGGGAGTACCAGATACCACAAGAGGCGATAAATGGTCTTTCCCTGTATCCGAAAGTCCTGCTTTCTTTGGTAAAATACTTGTAATTAGATTATCACCTTTTTTTGTTATTGTGATGCTTAGGGAATCTCCATCCCCAAGCATAGATGCGAATTTTGTAAACATGATGATTCGATTTTTTAAATAGACATTGGCATAATAATGTAGGTAAGTTGCTCAGCATCCGTAGGAGCGTCTCCGGTAATAATAGCTGCTCTTGTTGGGTCGGATAACAGAATCTTAATACTGTCACTCGTCTGCATATTAGATATTAGGTCAAGGAGAAAAACTCCGTTGAACCCGATACTCATATAATTACCCGAATATTCTATAGGCATTTCCTCGCTTGCCGACATGGAGTAGTCCATATCAACGGCATTACCTTGTAACTTGCCGTCTTGAAATGACAATTTAATTAAATTAGTATTCTTGTTACTGAAAACAAGCACCCTCTTTAGAAGAGATATAAACGTATTCCTATCGATAGATGCGATATTCGAGTTGTTTTTTGGTATGACAGCCCGAAAATTCGGGTACTTCCCTTCAACCATTCGATAAGATACAGTAAATAATGGATGGCTAAATACGATATTCGTTCCAGAAGTGAAATATTCCATCGGCTCATCTTCCGATGGAATAGCATCTATCAGAACCTTACATAGTTTCTTTGCGAGGATAACTCCACTGCGGATTTCCGACTGTTCGCCACCCCCGAAATATTCCATTATAGCAAGGGTATTCCCGTCACTTGCCGCGAAAGTAAATGATGCGCCGGACAGCTCTAAATATACGCCGTTCATAACCGGGCGAAGTTCATCGGATGCCGCACGGAAATATGTGCGCCTCAATCCGTACAGAAGGTTTATTGATGATATAGAAGTTACGATATCTCCCGGTTTCCGCTCCTCCTTTGTTTCAAATATGCGATGAATGCCCGCACACATAGAGAATCGGCCTCCTGCGTACTCTACCAATAAGTCATAATAGGTATTCTTATCTGTCAATGAAATCACTAATGGTTGTTCCGGTATCTGATTGATACCGTCAAGAAAAGTCTTTGCGTTTACAGAGAAAAGAAACTCCTCTGTATCGGAAGTGTGTTCAATGATGGTCTTTATCCAGCCTCCTTCATCGGCGGCGGCAACCTGAAGAATCTCACCCCTTCGTTCAAAAAGGAAACTCTCGTATTGTTGGTTTATTTTGTTAGGGGCAATAAATCTCCCTACAAGTTTGAGCTTGTTTTGAAGCTCCGATTTGGTTACTGTAATTTTCATACTCGCGTCTTTTTTAGGCGCAAGGCATTGATTTACAGTTAGATTTCAGAAATAGAATATATACACAAAAAGCCTGACAAGGATAAAATCCCTATCAGGCTCGCAACTAATATGCTGCAAATATACAGCTACTTTTTATATCTGCAAATTTTTCATGATATTTTTTTCATTAAATCTAAAACAGCCCTATTCGCACGGTCACAAATAGAGTAGTCGGTTTCGATGTATATATCTGCCATCTTATACTCGTTGCTAACGTGGCCAAGACAAAAATCTATATCAGCCTTACTTATACCCGCCTTATTTCGCGCAATACTCGCCCAACTATGACGCGCCCAATTGGTGGACAATGGAACACCGAGATTTAACTCAGAGGAAACCACCTTCAACTCTTTATTCATTGCCTTAAGGAAGTTATCATAGTTCGAGTACCTATCACGAATGGATGATAATAATGTACCGTTACTATATTTACTTATAAGCTCCCGGCACTCCGGTTCAATACGGATGGAAAGTCTCAATTTGGCATTACCCTTTATTGTAGATACTTTTGCCCGCTCATACTCAACTCTACCGTAACTTTCATATTTTATATTAAATAAATCGTTCAGATTTATGCCCATCAAATAAAATTGTATCATAAAAACGTCTTTTGCTATATTTGTGCGCTCTCTGTCGAAATGCGATCGGCTTATACGTACTACATCTTCTATTTTTAGTGTTTTCCTTTTACGTTGATAGTCTGGAATATGCACTCTGCTGAATGGATTTCCGGGAATCTTTATTATATCAAAGTCTTCATTGTTATAAAACCTCCTTGCTCTGTTATACAAGGCCCGGATACCACGCATATAGTTATTGATTGTGCCCGGCTCCATTAATTTCTCTGAACCGTTTACTTTGCTGCTTGCTAAATATGTCATCCAGTCCTCCAATTTCTTGGCACGCACATCTTTTACGTCTATTCTGTCAGAACCATAAAACCGGATAAAAGCATTGAGGGACGATTCATACCAAACGGCGGTTTTTCTTTTAACCGTTTTTGATATCACTTCTCTTGAAAACGCCACAAAATCAATGGTTTCTGATTCAGGATTAGCAGATTTTACAACTTCTTCTTTTAACTCTGCACAGCTCATCTTGGAAGTTCTCGACATTCCGAGCTTTATATATGCTCCTCTGTATTTTTGTATAAGCTCTGTCAGCTCATAATTCAATGCCTCACCATCCTCCGAGGAAGATATTACATTACCGTCATTGCCCATTAATTCAGGCTTTACGTAGTATTCAGTAGGGATATATTGTGATACTCCGTTATGATATATACGTATCTTTATATTGGTTGTTCCGTCTTGCTTTAGGTGTTTTCCTCCGGTGAAGACTACCGCTTTAAATGTTGCCAT